AAATAGGAAAGTCATAACACTACTTTCTTAGCCGCAAAATGTTTTTCTGCTGCCTTTACATAGTCACCAATGTTATGATCAGTAACACCATCAAATCTTGTCTCACTAATATCTTCTAACTGAATCTTATGATGAGGATGAACATATCCTGCAAATAAAGGAGGAGTATTTGGAACAATATCATTTCCATGAACGAAACGCAAGATCTCAAGACCTTCTAATCTTTTCTTAAGTTTACGTCCACCTGGTCTTGGAGCACCAGCAGTAACAAGAGCAATGTTTTTATTACCAGATTCCCAAAGAAGGTCTGCAATCAAAGTAGCAGTAGCACCTCCAAGTGAATGTCCTGTAATGATAAGTTTTCTCTTAGGATCCAATCCTTCATAATCAACCACTAGTTTTGCTAGTGTTCTATTACAATTGTTCTTAAATCCTCTATGACAATCATCTCTTTTAATTAGAAACTTAAGATTAGTTACCCAATCAGTGGTTTCTTTTGTACCTTCAACAGCAAGTATAGTGTGTCCTGTGATCTTTCTACTTACTAGATAATCTTCCTCGTGAGGATATACATCTCTACAACACCTTAGTGCTTCGAGAATAACTTCATTCGAGAGGGTTCTCGTGCAACTCATTTTACTATAGCAACTAATCTATATAGCTTCTTCTTACCTAATTCTCTCTATCAAAGTCATGAATATTTTCTGATCCTCCTACTGAAAATGGATTATACTTAGATCTTGCTAGTCTATATGCTTTCTCATGTAAAGAAAGTTCTGCACTAGCATCTTTATCAGTCGCAATAGGCATACTATCTAAGGGGTTAGGTGGTCTACCGTAATCATCCATAAATTGTTTTTTGTCGGGATCATACTTGTAATTTGGATCAAACCAAGGATCGTAAGGAACCATCAACAGTTCCATGCTCTTAATGACTTAGATAATCTATCATCTCCTGTGTTATTAGAAGGTTTTTGCCTCTTCCTCATACCTTTCATCCTCGCACAAAAACTCTTTCTACGAGGGTTCCCAACTTTCTTTGAAGGAGCTTTAAGGTCACTGCCTGGATTCTCTCTTTCGTAACTTTTTCTTCCTTTTTCATTTAGTCCTCCTGATTTGTTTTTACCTTCTTTTTTTGTCCATGCTGCACCTTCCTCAATATAATCAAAATCATCTCTCCAAGAGTATGATTCTTTCTTGCTATTACCATAATTAGAAGCACCTTTCTTACGGCACTGAACTAATCTACCTGATGCATATGCAGAAGGCCAGACCTTTGCACTTGCTTTTACCTTATGATAGCAAGCATCTTTACTACCACTACCCTTACCTTTCTTATCTTCTTCCTTAACACAATTAGGAACTACTCTCTTACCTTTCTTCTTCATTCCCTTTTGAGTATAACCATCCCAACATTTCTCAGAAAACTGTTGCCAAGACAAAGACTCCTTCATTTTCTTCTTCGCATCTGTTCTAACATATGTAGGCTTTGCAGCACCTGACTTTGATTGTTGACCAGGATCTGCTTTCTTCTTTCGTCTTGATGCAGACTCTCTTTCTGCTTTGGTCATGCTGGCACGTTTAGATGATGATACGCATTTGGGCGTACCTTCACCAGGTTTATCACTAGCACAAGTACCACCTGTAGTAACATTGACCCAACCTTTCTTACCATCCTTTGACTTAGATCCTGAGAACCACTTATGAAGATTGCCTTCTTTTATCTTTTCAGGTAGTCCTTTATGCTTAGTCTTAGCAAATTTCTTGGCATCCTTAACACTAATATCATCTGCAACATCTAAAACTTCTGCAGATGGATTTTTCATCTCACCCTTCTGGGCAGCACGAACCATACCAAAAAATCTTTGTTGTTTTTTAGATACTGCTGGCATTATCCTTTAGGGTAGCGTCCTTGTGAAGGATCTTTCTTACGTTCTGCTGCATTTTCTGCATCAACTTTTGCTTGATGAGCACGAACCTTTGCTTTATCAGCAGCACTTTGAGGTTTACGTGGATTGTTCTTACTTACATATCCACCTTTACCTACTTCTTTTCTAATCTTATCAAGCACAAAGTTAAATGCCTTGTCTTCTTCAGTGGCAAATGCTTTCTTCATCTTACCAATAGCATCACCCTGTAGATGAGGTGGTAATTTTGATTCACGTTCTTTCTTTTTAAGATCCTTTGATTTTATAACTTCTATTTCTGGTTGATAACCTTTTCCCTCATCCATTGGTAAGAAGTTAACTGTCTCATGATCTTTCTGTTGTAATTTTCTTCTTGCTCTTGCACCAGCATCCATTGCCTTTTCAGGTTTCTTTTCTGTTTTTTTCTTTGACATCACTCGCTTCACCATCTTCATAACACCTTCCCTCACTTCAATATTAGTTTCTTCATAAGCATACCTGTCATCAGACTTACTAGTATCACCCTTTCTCTTTGCTGTATCTTTGGCAGTCTGTAACATAGAATCTGCTGCTCTATTCTTTACAGAACCTGGTCCATTTTCTTTTTTAGCAACCTTCTCAAATCTCTTTCTAACTTTAGGATCTCTCTTAAATGCTGCTAATACCTCACTAGTCTTTTTTTCTTCATATCCTTCTTTATTAAGAACATAAGCACGATAAGTTGGAGACTTCTTCTCTACCTTACCACCTGCTCTTTTCTTTGCCTTGTTACCAGCACCTCTATCAGAATCTTCCCAGTCACCAGAGACCTTCTTCCCTGTTAGAGAAGTATATGGTTTGTAACCTTTACCACCTAGTCTTTCAAGAACTACTTCTTCTTTATTCATTTTTGCTTTTATTCCATCGATCTCTCTATCGATGCTACCCATCCTATATCTTGCGTGACCAGCTGCCTCACCCTCTCTTCTAGCATATTCCAATGCCTTCTTGGTTGTTTTCTTATAAAGTTCTCTCTTTCTTTGCAATCTATCAGCAAGTTTTCTTTCTGCTTCATCAATTACTTCACCTTCTGGTTCATATCCTGCAACTATAGAATCAGCAGCACCTTGATTAACTGCCATCATCTTCATACGCACAATGCGTTTCTTTAACATTGCTTCTTTCTTCTTAACCTTATCTGCCATTGCTGCTTTCTTATCTGCATCAGCATCCTTTTCTATCTTATCATCTGCATCATCAACTTCTTTCATCTCAATAATCTGACCACCAAGTTCCTCCACAGCTTCACCAAGCTTTGGATTGATCTTAATCAACTTAGCATTATTAACCTTCTTATCACTAACCTTTTTCTCATCAGTATCGTCATCCATCACCTCACGAAGGTCAGTTCTCCAATCAGAATACTTAGACATGCTATTGCTACTTATTTTTTCTATACTTATTTATGAAATTTCTAATTCTTTCTTGACCAGGAACCATAGATTGTGCATATTCTCTCTGTGCATCTGTACCAACTTCCCGTTTATCTGCACTGACACCATATATTCCCGTAACATGTGCTGGTTTAACTGCTTCTGTTAAGTCCTTTATCCAAGACTTAAACATAACATTGTTCTCAGTAACACAAATAAGATAACTTGTACCTCTACGAATGATTCTACCAACCAATCCTGTATTTAAACTCTCTACAAGATCTCCCACATTAAAGATATTCTTTTTAATATAGTTTTCACGCAATGCCTTTTGATCATCTCTTGGTGCAATCTCCCATAAATCATATTCTTCTTTTACTTTTTTCTTATTCTTTGATTTCATACCAGATCTAACTGCATTAAAGAGTGCAGTAGTATCACCATCATCAAGTTTACTTGGTGTTCCTTTACGGAATGCCTCGTAATCATCATCTTGAACTGCCTTTCTCATCTTAGATGCAGACATTCCTTCCACACCATCAGCATCTGCATCTCTCACACCTGCTGATATAACACGAATTAAATCAAAATTATATAAATCTCCATTATATTTCTGTGCTAAGTTTTCAAACTCTGACTGTCTATCTGCACCAACTATGATATTGACATTAGTATATCCATCATCTGCTGCTGTAGTTAATACATCAAATATAGTTTTCATATCAGGATCATTGATAATCTGCTCCTCATAATCTGGGAACATCTTTCTCATATATGAAACCTTCATATCAGGATCAATTGGATTCTTTTTATTATCTACTGTACGTGAAGGATATATTTTAAGTTCTCCACCTGCTGATGCTTTTCTTGCTGCACTTAATAACTTCTCATGACCGACTGTAGGAGGATTAAATCTACCAAATGCCAATGTTAATGTATCTCCACCACCTGCTTTATCTCCACCACCTTGATCTTGTGGTGCTACTTTCTTTTGTTTTGGTGCTTCTTGAGGTGCTGCTGCTCTTGGTTTAGGTGCTGGTTGTTGTGCCCCTGTTCTTGGTTTTGCCTTATCGTCTTCTACTTTTCCTAATTTCTTTTTAGTAAACTTTAACTTACCTTTATCAGTAACTGCCACCATATTTCCACGGGAATCAAACCAACTACCGTGTCCATCACTCTTAAGGTTTAATTTCTGTGCCTGTGCGGATGCTTGAGACGCTCCTGCTTCAGTTAAAAATTGAAAAAGATTCTTCATAATTATATTTAGTATATTTTTAAAAAGGGACCATTCTTAGAAGAGAATTCTTTTTTAGCTCCATAATAGAGTGTAGTACACCAATCTTTTAATTTTTTCTTCTTGTCTATCTCTACCCAAATCTTTGCCCATTCTAATGCAATAAGTTTGGATGAAAATCTACCACCACTACTTCTATCCTTACTTTCCGTTTCATACTTAATAGCAGTTTTAATAACTGTTTCAATTCCTTCACCAACCTTTTGACGATCTTGGTATACTGCAACCTCACCAAAATCAATAGATTCTCCTCCTACCTTTGCATCTTTTATTTCATTATAAAGATTCACCCAAAAATCAATATCAGTTTTCTTCCATGTACCAACCGCAGGAATATGAAGATGTCTAGATGCTGAAGGTGGTCTTTGTAAATTTACACTCTCTAAAAATTCATCTAATGCAACACTAGATACCTTACCAAGTTTTGCACCAGCATCTTTTCCTTTTGGTGTAAGGTCAGTCTGTACTACATTTCTTGCTTTAGAATATTGGAAGTTTCTTGCTTGTCCATGTATACTACCTCCACTTTCAGTCTTTAAATCAAATCCAAGTTCACCAGTATCAAATAAGTAATTTGCTTTCTTACCTAAAGTTAGATTACATTTTAAAGACTTAGGTTCATATTCTATAGTAGTTCTTGCACTACCCTTTGCCATATTAGCAAGTTCTTGAGTTGCTACTTTTTTATTTTCTTTAATTGCTTTCAAAGATATACCAATTAAAACTTTATCATTTAAGGTCTCTCTCATATATGCATTGAGCAATTCAAGTTTGGCATCTTTACTCATACCATCAATATTTGTAATTTCCTTTATAGTTCCCTCAACCACATCCTTCATACTTGTTTTTACCATAACAATATCCATAGGATTCCATCTATCTTTAACAGTTACTCCACATTCATTCTTTGCAATCTCCTCAATCATAGGCATTATTCCATCATCTCTAGAATAAGTATATCCCCTTCTTATTCCCAAAAACTTTTGTACTGCTGCAGTTTGTTTTTCATAAGTAGATCTCCATGAAGCATCATACCTATCATATATCTTTCTCATTTCTCTCCAATCTGGAGTTACTCCTTTTTCTATTACAGACTCCAAAAAATATCTAGAACCATTCTCTTGTTTTGCTGTCTCTACTGCACTAGTTGCCATAAATCAAGACCTCATTGCTTTTTGTGCTGCTGCCCTCCTCTCTGATTGTACTCTCTCTTTAGACATTCTTTTCTTATCAGTAGACACTTTCTTTTCCTGTCTATCAGATTTCAACTCTTGTCTCAACTCATCCTTTAATCTTTCATCCTTTTCTGCTTCTGCTTGTGCCTGATCTCTTGCATCAAGTCTTGCTTCTCTCTCTGCCTCTCTTCTCGCAGCATCTGCTTTTGTCTTCTCTGCATTCTCTGCTGCTTTTGCTGCAGCACCTGATCTTATCTGTTGATCTCTATTCTGTGCAGACGTAACAGTACCCGAAGACTTACTTGCAAAAGCAGAAACTTGATCTCTTTGTCTCTGCTTAAGTAGTTGTCTTCGAGTTGCTAAATCTTCAGATAGATCCTTAAAGGATTTCATTTACTTTTTCTTTTTCTTATCTGCATGATACTTACGCATCGCAGGTAGTGGTGATTCTTGTGCATCTCCACCCTTACTAATTCTTTTCTTCTCTAAACGAGCAAGAATATCAGCAATGTCTGCTTCCTGAATATTAGTGATTTTAGCAATCTCCACATCAGTAAACTTACCAGACTCAACTAACTTCTCAACAACTTCTACATCTTCCTTACGTGTATCCTGACCATCTGCTTTACCACCTTTCTTTTTCTGAATAGCATTATGGACTACACCAGCATGTTCCTTTGATCCACTTTCTACTTTACCATCGCCATCATAATCTTTCTTTGCCTTCTCTTCCTTCATATGATCAGCAGCTTTATATCCTTTAACACCTGCTTTTAGATTCTGATATGCTTTAGTGTTTGCTTTCTTGTCTGCATTAGTTACAACCATGTCAGTGCTTTTCTTTGCAGGAGCACCATATGTCGCTTCTTGTACTTGTTCAACCGCAGCAATCAAACTCTTAGTTAGGCGATCCATTTTAATTGACATTACTTTCTAAGATTATTTATATTTAAAAATAATTGATATTTATAACTATCTTATTTTTCTTATCCGTACAAGTAACACCAGTATGTCTAATATTATTAGGGAATGTAACCAAACGGTTAGCAACACAATCAACTTTAGTTCCATCCTCAAATTTAGTATATCCATTATTAGTATTAAGATAAAATATTGAAGTAGTACTCTCTGATTGATTTATATCTGTATGATAACCATGCTCAATAGGTTCTTTAGTTACTGGATTACAATTTGCCTTTACTCGCATCAATGCAGTAATATTAGGTTGCATTGCATCTAAAAGAATTCTTGCTTCCTTATACCATGCACTCTGTGGTGCATCTAACCAATAAAGCATATGACTAAATTGCCAGTTGTCTAACTTATCACATTCTAATAATTCATCTGGTATGATATCATATGCAACATTAGGTTGCCAGTACCAAGGAAACTCTCCACCACACATGTCCTTCTGCAACTCAAAGAATTGTTGAGGATCTAGAAAGTTATCTTGTACTTGTACATTCATACATCACCTTCTACACGGTTTTCTGAATGATGAACATCAAATGATCCACCAGGATATCTTGATTCCAACTTCTCTACATTCATTTCAATAACCTCATCAAATGTAGTATCAAGTGCCATACATGCTTGTGCAATATACCAACATATATCACCCAACTCTCTCTTCATATGAAATTTATTCTCTTCAGTATATGGTTTTCCTTGTAAAATAATCTTCTTTACAACTTCAGTAAACTCACCAGACTCAGCAGTTAAACCAAGTGCAGCAGTAAGTAAACGTGGAATGTCTGCATCACATTCTACATCCAAATCAGTAATACGAGAGAGTAATGCTGGAAGATCGGAACTTGGTTTACTAGTAACTCCAGCAACAAAGTCAAGATATTTTTCGGTGTCTACAGTCATAATTAGAATTCAATAAAATCGCTTTGCGGTAATCCAAGTTCGTGTTCTCTTTTCATTTCATCATGCAATCTTTCTACTGCTGATGGCAATCCTTGTTGACCAGTTAATTCCTCAGTAGGAGTTACACTGACATCAACTGTTTCTGGATTGATTGGTTTGGGAGCATCTATTCTTCTATAAGAAAATCCCCTATTTGCAAGAACTCTCTCTTGTGCATGTTTCTCCCATCCACAATCACAGTACTGCTCACCCTTCTCATCAAAAACCCTATAAAAAGGATATAGATTAGAACTTGAAGTCATTAAAAGATTTTTTAATTTTATCTTCTCGATCATTATACTCTTCTTCCTGCCCACTGTCAACGATATCTTCTTGTGCTTTTTGTTCACAATCATACAATCTCATCTTTGCACGATCAATACCAACAACAAATCTCTTATTCATTGTAGGATCGTTATACCTATTCTTCAACTGCTTGACCATTATCTGATTCAACGGTTCCAAGTCTTCTGTAGAAATAAGGGCAAACATAAGGTCAGCAGTAGCAGGGAGTCCAAAAGATTCAGAGGTGTCAGTAAGCTCAACATCGCTACTCCCGTAACCGCTACGAGTAGTTTGAGTGGCAGATACAATCGGAACGTTCGCCTCAACTGCGAGACCCCTAAGTTCTTCTGCGATGGCTTTGATGAACGAGTACGAATTGACATTACTTCCTGCCTTATAACGAGATGATGAACAAATATTCAAATAATCTATGAATATTATATCAGGTCTGAATGATTTTTTCAATGCCAACTCTTGTAGCAATGCTTTAAAGTGACCACTATGTGCAGAAGCAGTAGGATACTCTTTAATAATAAGAGTGCCTTGAGTTTTCTGAGCAAGGTTAGTTACCTTGTCATCAAACATTGTCTTGGGTAAATCTGTTATGTCCTGTATATTAACATTAAGTAAGTTAGCATCGATCCTCTCCGCAATCTTCTCCTCTGCCATTTCGAGAGTGATGTAGAGGACATTTTTCCCTTGGAGGAGGACACTGCTAGCCACATGGCACATAAATAAACTCTTTCCAACCCCTGTGCCAGCAAGAGCAATGTTGAGAGTTTTATTCGGAAGACCTCCTTTCGTAATTTTGTCGAAGTATTCGAGATCAAACGGAATCTTGTCTTCTTTCCTATGGTACGACTCATATCGTTCTTCGTAATCGTTTAGATAATCGTGCCCTACATTACTATCAAATGATACTGCCAAAGCATCAGATAAGATATCGGGAATAGCATCTCTTCCCTTAGCCTCATCCTTACCATCTGCTAGTTGTATTGATTCCATCAATGCTAAGTAAATAGCACGATCTCGACACCACTTTTCAGTAGTATCTATTAACCAATTGAACTCTGAGGGGGTGTTTTGTAACGAACTAATTAACTTAGTTATTTCTTGAAAGGAAGAATCGTTAATATCTTGACGTTTTTCAGTCTCGATACAAAGAACTTCTTGGGTAAGAGTCTTATTGTACTTCTCAACGAAGTTTACAATCTCCTCAAATACAACCTTTTGATTATAGTCCTCAAAGTAATCTGCTTTGATAAAAGGAATTACTTTACGAACATACTCCTCATTATATAAAAGGTTTCTAAGAATTAGAAACTCAACCTTCTCCATAACTAAATTCCTTTTGTGCTATTTCATCAAGGGCTTGCATTACATCTTCAGTAAAGTAGGTGTCTGGATCTGAAAGGATCTGTTTTGCGTATATCTTTTTGCCTCCAATCTCATATCTTCCTGC